GTCCCGGAGCCGCCCACGATGACGCCGGCAGACGCCGTAGCCAGCGTGGCGTTCACGGACGGGACGGTGCATGGCGCATCGTCGAAGACTTCCAACTTCATGGGCACCTGGGTCGCCACCGGGGCAGCCAGGGCGTCCACGATGTCGAAGCCGACCAGGGCGACGGTGAGCGCACCATACGCCGGGTCCGCAGGAGCCTTCATCTGAACCACGACATCGACGAAGGTCAGGCTGTCGGAGTCCGACACATCCACGAGGTCGCCAGCATCGGCCTTCGTGCATTTCACATAGACCGTGCCAGCCGCCCCGCCAGACAGTGTGCAGGCGAACTCGCCGGCAGCGCTCGGGGTAACGGTCAAGGAGTTCGTCCCAGCGCCTGCGGTGATGGCTCCAGCAGTCGCCGTGTTGAGCGTGGCAGCCACGGACGGCGTGGTGAACAGCGCATCGTCGAAGGCTTCCAGCTTGATCTGGAGCTGCGAGGCCACCGGGGCAGCCAGGGCGTCCACGTAGTCGAAGCCGACCAGGGCGACGGCGCCGACGCCTTCGTCCGGCTCGGCCGGGGTCTTCATCTGGACCACGATGCCCTCGAAGGCCGCAGTGAAGATGTCACTGCTGTCGATGGGAAGCGGGTTGTCGGAGGCCGGCCACGACTTCATGTAGACGTTCGTGCCGGAAGCCGCATCCAGCGAACAGGCGAACACGCCAGCGACCGGCGTGGTCAGGATGGTGTTCGTGCTCGCTCCCGACACGATGGTGCCCGTCGTTGCAGTCTTGAGGACTGCCGTTGCATGGGGGACCTTACATGCGGCATCCGAGAAGGCCCCGACGTACATCTTGGACGTAGTGGAGTAGGCGCCGCCGCCCTGATAGGTGATGTCGTATCCGACTCCAGCCAGAACGTCCTCGCCTTCCTCGATGGTGGGAGTTTTCATGGTGGAAAGAAGCGGAGCGACATCGGCCGGCTCAAGCTCTCCATCCACCTGGACCGTTCCGGACGCCAGGCGGCCCTGCCAGAAGATCAGCTCTTCCGCAGTGCGGCCAGTGAACACGCCCTGTGCTCCAGCAGCTACCGTCTGGTCTCCTGGAGCGGAAACAGGGACCGTTCCGTTGTTGGTGACTGTGATTTGCATCTTGTGCCTTCCTTCGCTTGAAGCCCAGGTTGAAGGCGCCGGGCCCACCCATCAGGCAGACCCGGCGCCGTTGCGCCGGCCTCAGTGCTTACGGCGTGCCCGTGACGTTCAGGAGCCCGTAGAAGTTCGAGTTCGTGAGCTTCGTCGCGTAGCGGGTACGCAGTCCCTTGCGGGCCTGGAAGTTGTCCGGGTCCAGGAACGTGTTGGTGACCTGAAGCGGCACGTAGGGCGCGTACACGTACCCGGCGTCCAGGAAGTTCAGACCCTTCAGCCCCACCAGCGCCTTGCCGGCCGGGAAGTAGGGGTCCACGATGATGCGCCAACGGTCCTGGAGCGTGCCCGCCTGGAAGATCCCGTAGCCGCTCGGGGCCGCGGGGAGCGGGAAGTTCGGACGGCCGCCCGTACCGTAACCGACGGCGGGCTGCACAGGATTGTCGGTGAAGACGCCCTTGAAGTCGCCGTGGCGGCTCAGCGCGCTGATGACCGTCTTGACGTTCGGGGCGCACACGATCCAGTTGCCGGGACCGCGCTTCGTGCTGGTATGGATGCCCGTGCTGATCTTGTCCAGCTTGGTCATGATGCCGGAGTAGTGCTCAACGGGGCTGCGGCCCGGGGGCACGGCGGCGTCGAAGGTGTCGGTGTTCGTGCCGGACTCGGCCGCCACGTACATGTCCTGGATGATCTCGCGGTCAATCTCCAGCGCGACCTCGGAGGCCAGGCCGCCCACCAGCTCGCCTTCCATGTCCATGCCGAGCATGGCGCGAAGGTCGTCAGCGGACTCGGCGCTCCACAGCGCCTTGATCTTGCGGCTCCACGCCTGGATCGCCTGAAGGCTGATGTCCACCTCCATCTGGGGGACGCTGGCCGACGCAGCTTCCATGTTGAACCAGTAGTTGGCGTAGACGGGGCCGGTCTCGGGAGCCGCGCTGAAGGTGATGTTGAAGGCGCCCGTGGTGAGGTCCACGCTGGAAGGAGCGCCCACGTCGCCCACCAGGGTCGCGGCGTTGCCTTCCTCACGGATGCTCAGGGCCACCCCGGTGCCGGTGGCAACCGCCGTGAAGGCGATGCCGAGCTGGCCGAAGGCGTCGTAAGGCTTGATGGGCAGCCAGTCGATGGCGCCCGCGCCGCCCACGAAGTTCGTCAGGATGTCGTTGCCGGTCCCGACCACTTCGTGCCACACGCGCTCGGACGTGTAGAAGCGGTCGAAGTTGGCGATCATGTTGTCGCCGGCCGTGATCGTGCCCTTCGTGGTCGCGTACTTGTACTCCCAGAAGAACACGCCACCGATGGGCGCGTTCATGGGCTGCACGGAGCACAGACCGTTGGCGAACAGGTTGGCCCACACGCGCCGGATGAGCGGGAAGACGAACTTCACGTAGTCCGGGATGGCGCTGGCGGCTGTGGCTTCCTGGATGTAGCCACGCTGACGGGTCTGGTCGTAGAGATGACCCATCTGG